CAGCCGTGAGCGTGTAGCTGATCAAACTATTGGTACAGCCAATAGCCGTAACATCACAAAGGAAAAGGTTCTTGTAGTACTTAAAGAGTACACAGGTCCTGCAGATCCTGGTGATGCTACACAATCAAGTACTTTTAAGATTGCAAGAGAAACTCTTGTAACAGCTCAGCGTCTGCTACTTGACACAGGGAACCTTAATATGTTCCATCAGAGCATTGGTTCACTTACCCTGCTCGATGATTACAGACGTTGGAGAGATAGAGTATTCATTGACGAACTAGCTAAAGCAGAAGCCAATGGTGCTGCTTCTACTAGCCAAGGTGGATATTATTTCGCAGATGGAAAAACTAAGGATGCTTCTGGACGTATTTCTTACTCTGCTACTGAAATTACAAATGACAAGCAGCAGTTCTCAGTCAAGACTGACTTACTGACTGTTGTTAAGGATTTACGTAAGCGTAATGTTCCTACTTATGCAGACGGTTTATATCGTTGCATATGTGACCCAACATTCATGATGCATCTACGTCGTGACTCTGACTTCAGAGAAATCGCTCGTTATGCAGGTGCTCCTGGACAAGGAATGTACATGGGCAATCCCATGATTCCTAACAACACAAGTTTCTATCAGGGACCACAAGCTGGACAAGCTTACTTCCTTGCTGGTGAACCTGTGATGCCAACAGGCGTACAGTTTGAAGGTGTTAAGTTCTTCGAGTCTACAAACTTCCCAACTAAGAATGTTACTTCTTCCTATAACGGTGGTGGTGCTTATTCTTCAAGAGAAGTTGCTCAAGGATACTTCTTTGGACCTCAAGCAATTGGTGTTGGAATTGGTGGACCTAATGCACAGGTTCTTATCAATAACAACGATGACTTCTCAAGATTTATTATCTTGATTTGGCAGTTGTACGCTGGTTTTGAAGCCCTTAATAAGGACTTTGTAACAACAGGATTTAGCTTCGTAGCTGACGCTTAAATCATACATTTAACTAGAAAAAATACATTGGAGAAATAAATGGCTTATTTGTCTTCTAAGAAAATCTATCCAGGAAACTGGGCAGAGCCTCTTAACGGTTGGTATAAAAATATTGACACAAATGACGACGACACAAATGACAAGTCATCAGGCGGTCCTACCGCTGTGTTGGCTGTCCCTGGTTGGAAGTATTTCCAACAGCGTGGTTATGCTGAAGTCACTGGTAAAAAAGCAGCTAAGTGGAATGCAGCTGATGTAATTGTTCCTTCTCCTTATAGGAATGATGACACACGTACAGATATAACAGGAATGGTTGTAGCAGGTACTGCTGGAACTCCTTCTTATGTTTATCGTGCTGCTGCTTCTGTAGCTGATGGTTGGGGAGATGGACGTGTAGCTTCTGGTGTATATACAGACACTGGAAACGTTATTTCCTTTGGTAGAAGCAATGGTGGTGCACCAGTTAACGCTACTGTTGTAGCTGAAGAATGTGCTCAAGCAAATATTGCATCAACAGTAGATGGAACTACTGATGGTGGTGCTAACGCTATCTTCTTTGCAGGTGGTACTGGTGCTACTAGCACAATGCCTATCTACTTTGCAAGTGGAGCAACCGCTGGTGGTTCTGATAGTGATGAAACATCTCATTACAAAGTAGTTGCTGACACAACTTGGAAAGTATTTACCAAGGATGGTGCTACTGCTACTGCTGTTGCTGATGGAGTATATCTATCAGATGCAGATGTAGATGCTGGAAACAAAGGATACATTGTTGTTGAAGTTTGTTACATACAAGCAGATGATGCTCCTGGTTATGCTGATATTGAGCAGTATTTAGATAACCGTACTGTTTCTTAATTTTTGAGTTAAACTAGGATCAGAAAGTAACATTCTGGTCCTAATGACTACTCTTTTTAAACATAAGAAAACGGGTGCAAGAGTTAAAGTTATAAGTGAATTAGACAATGGCGACTGTTTTATGGTACAAGACCAGGACAGTCGCATTTTTTATGCTCAAAAAGCTGAGTTAGAAAGTGATACTGAAGGAACTAAAAAAGTAAAAACATTACAGATAAAAGATAAAGCTGCTAAAGAAGAACCTCGTAATTTTCCTCCAGAAACAAGATTAAATATTAATGGTGCAACACCACAAATGATTGCAGATCATATTAAAGGTATTGGAATTAAAACTGCTCGTGAAATTAAAGATATTCAAATGTCATTATCAGGTGAGAAATTTGCAAATCTTGAACAATTAAGACAAATTAAAAGAGTTGATTGGGATTCTGTTTTTGCTGCTGATTTAATTAGGGTATAGTTTAAATAGAAATATTATTAATTATGAGCCCTCAAGGACCTGGTACTTACGGATCAAAAGTTGGAAGACCTGCAAAAAAGACGACTAAAAAAACAACAGCTAAAAAAAGTACTACAAAAAAAAGTACAAAGAAAAGTTATTAGATTTAAAATAAAAGATAAGTTTAGCGAGATGATAAGTGCAATTATCTGAGTTTGATAAAAGTAGAGTTAGATACCACTTAGGGTATTTTACTGTTTCTGTTCCAGCTGGTGATTATGCCAGATTAGAAGAAGCAATGAATACCATTCCAGATTCTTATTTTTACGATAAAATTGCTGTTCAATTAGGTCGTTGTGATACAGCTGAAAAGAAAACAGAAGTAGCAACTTCTCCATCAACAAGATTAGAAAGTATTGCTGGTGACGTAGATAGAACAATTAAATCAAGTAATGCTCAAGAAGCATTAAAAGTTTGGGATGATATTTATCTTTATGAAACAAATCGTCTCGCTGGTATTTTGTATGTACCTAACTTTAAAGATCCCGAACAAGCTAGATATAGATACGACAGATCTGGAGGAGAATTTATTCAAGCATTACCAGGACCAGCTGATACAGCAGTAGGTTCTCGTATCGTTTTAGCAGAAGTATGGCGATGAAATTAGCAGGACAAGGTAAATGGAATATCCTTATGCAAGATGTTTTAAGTGATAGAGAACAGGCAGAAAAAAGACATATTTTAAAAGAAGGAATTGATGCAGAAAAAGAATTTATGAGAAAACATTTATAAAGCTTATAATTAAGAAAATCAGTGTGAATAAAAGTGTCATCAACTTCTACTAATAAACAGCCTCTTTTAGTTGATAGACCTCTGTTTGATTCAGTCCGAATAACAACTCAAACTGTTGGTCAAGAGTCTACAAATACTTTATTTGTCCAAGGTGGTCAAGCTCCATCAATTTTAGTTGATATGGATGCTGCTTTAAGTGAAGATAATAATAATGGTGGTGTTGTTGATGCCATATTAATTACTCGAAATGATTTCTATCGTGGAAATGATTACACTTTGAATTCTACAACTTCAGGTAGTGGTATTGAACTTGTAAGTGGTCAGATTATTTATGCTCAAGATTCCCAACAGTCTGCAGTTACAGCTGTAAAGAATGCAGGTAATAAATATTATAAATTTATTGGATCAACTCCTGTAACTGGTTTAATTAGTGCTTTTGATTTTACAAATACAGCTACAACAACTGGTTATACAGATTTAGGTCTTACTAGAGGAAAACAACCCGAAGTAACTTTTGTTTTCTACCAGACTCGTGGTACTACAACTCCTATTCCAGCTTCTGGTGATTACAATATATTATTTGCTAAGACAGTACCAGCTGAAACTAAAGTATGTGATTGTTCAGATGTTATGCCTCACTTAGCTGCTCCAGGTGTACATAGTGCATATGCTTCTTCAACAGGAGATACAAGAGCAGGATTACCAATTAGAAACAGAGGTATTTATTTAGAGCGTGGTGATCGTATTTATGTAGGTATTTATGCAGAAGGAAACAATTCAGCTGGTTATGCAGCTGGTGCTAACGTGACGGCTCAAGGTGGATTCTTCTAAAGCTAAAAAAGCGGTAAAAGCCGCCAAACTCCAGAAAGATAAAATGGCTTGTAATAAGCCAAAGAGAACTTCTGGTCACAAAACAAAATCACATGTAGTCAAAGCTTGTGATAATGGGAAAGAAAAAATAATTAGATTTGGTCAGCAAGGAGTAAAAGGTGCAGGTAAAAATCCAAAGACTGCAAAAGACAAAGCTAGAAAAAAATCTTATTATGCAAGACATAATGCTCAAGATTCTAGTCCTGATAAAATGTCAGCTAGATATTGGTCACACAAGGTTAAATGGTAAATGACTTCTTTTGGATCTTTTTCATCTTTTGATAAAAAATATAAAGGTAATGCTTATAAGTTCAAACCTATAACAAATGAATTTGGTGGAAGTAGTCCTGAATCTTTATATACAGTTAATAGAGAATCATGCTGGGCTAGATGGAGAAGAGGCTTTGAATTAGCTACAGCGTCTTTATATCACAACTCCTTTGATTATCCCTTTACATATAAAATACCCTTGCCTACGGGTGTTCCAGGGGCTTCTGGGAATGCTCCAGCTATCCCTGGAGTATTTAGAGGATTCCCAACTAAGAACAAAGAACTAGGTGTTCATTGGGCTGGTGTTCGTGTAGCAGGAAGTCTTCGTTTTGATAATGTTTTAGATAGTAGTAATGTTCCTGCTTCTATTGCTTCTGTAACTGAAGATGATGAATTTTGGTATGTACAATTAGCTGGAACATGGAGTTCTACTAATCAATTACCAGCTCCTTTATTTATACCAATCGCTGGTACAGCTGGCATTAAACCTACAAATGGAGAAGTAATTGAGGATCGAATTATTGCACCTCAAGGAATTCCTATAACTAGAGCTACAATTAACCCGAATACACAAACTAGATATGGGTATGTACAAGCTGTATTAGCTGATGTAAATCCAAATACAGGTTTATTAACTTTAAGAAAACGTGGATCAGTAGAAGCAACTCCAGACCAAGTATTAGTTACTCCAGCTACCAGACCTCCTAATGTAGGTAGATATTTCATGACAGGTACTCGCTATTACTGTACTTGTCAGGATTTTACTCGTCGTCAATACGCTTATGTCTCAACACTCTTAGGTAAAAGGTCAGGTCCACAATTTCCTAGAACAAGCGTAGCGACATTAAAACCTGGACGTTATGAAGTTATGACGGAAGCAGGTAAAGTTGCTAACCAAGCAATGACTAATGCTTTAACAAATAGAAAATTAGAAATTGTAGCTCCTGCAGTTGAGTATGAAATACCACCTACTACTGCTGCATCTAGTAGCACGATAATAGGAGCAACTAGAGATAACCCAGGAGTCTTTAGTGATTTTGGTGGAGTGTATCTAAGAAGCGGAGCTGATCCTTCTTTACCTGGAGCAAGATCAGAAGGTTTACCTGAGTTCGAAGACTATAAAGCAAAAGATAATGTTATTACTTCATTAACGGATAGATGGAGTCCTACATTAGATGAATTTAGATACTGTAAACATATCTATTCAATGAAATATGAAGAAGGTGTTTTCCCTCCTGAGCCATCAGATATACCTGTTGAAATAACAGATATTGTTGCATGGGAACAAAACCTAGTAGATAAAGTGGAGAAGGATCAACAAGGAGCTGCAGCCAATATTAACCGTTATGGACTGTCTTATATGGATATTCCTCCTTTTAACTGTCAGTCACCCATTATGATTCAGATGATGCAAAAGCTATTTAATATTCCTTCTAGTTTTGTATTGCTACAGAATTTCACTATGTATGATAAAGATGGTCGTGCATATGTTCCTTCTCAAGGTGGAACCCCAGGCTTATGAGTAATCCTGAATTTGGAGATATTGTTGATACTAATTTTATCTATTCTGATGTACAGAGAAAAATCAGATATTTAGGAGAAAGTAAAATTCATTTCAATGGAGAACCAGCAACTTACCATGCAGGAGATGTTGTTCATTTACCTTATACAGCAGGAGAAACTTCTACAATTAAAGCAATAGGATTAGCATGGTCTGGTTTTGCGAACGGTATAAGTCCAGCAGAATAAAATTATTAATTGTATAGTTATGATAAGCCTTTTGTTGAAAGGCTAACAAACGTCCTTATATTATTAAAATGGCTACTGCTATAGAAGTCAGGGAACAAAATTCCTTGACTGGCTGGCCTGAGTTTTGTGAGTGGGTTACATCTACCAACAACCGTTTATATGTCGGTTGGTTCGGTGTGTTGATGATCCCTTGCTTACTAACAGCAGTCACTTGTTTCATAATCGCATTTATTGCGGCACCACCTGTAGATATAGATGGAATCAGAGAACCAGTTGCAGGATCATTCCTGTACGGAAACAACATCATATCTGGAGCAATCGTACCATCATCCAACGCAATCGGTCTTCACTTCTACCCAATCTGGGAAGCTGCAACCCTCGATGAGTGGTTGTATAACGGTGGACCATATCAACTCATTGTGTTCCACTTTCTCATCGGTATCTCAGCTTACATGGGACGACAATGGGAACTTAGTTATCGACTAGGGATG